TGTAGACGTTTAGGACCGTGTTGTAGATAGTCTGCAATTGCGAATTGTGCTCTTGTTGGTGGAGGGAGGTCAAGCTGTTGCCATAAAGCGGTCAGAAACAGCTTGAAATCGTCCTGTAGAGCCTCTAAAGGGTTGGTCATGTATGTTTCAATATCTTCTGATTTTCATCGAGTCTCTAGTCGATCCTAGAACTGTTTTACCAAAGCCTACTTTGTCTAAGGCATCATCCATATCCATACCTTTATTGACAAGATCCATCATTTGTTTTTTCTGAGAATTAGACATCCCAACCCAGAAAGCTCCTACAGTTGGATCTAAGAATTTTGCTATATCCTCTTCTAGGCTAAATGAACCATTTAGGGCGGTATTTAGATCATCTGTTATCTCAGCTTTATTTGATCTAGCTGCATTACCTAATCCACCTTTTTCAGTAGTTCTAAATCGTTCTATTTTTAGATTATTTGCTATGTCAGCACTATCTTCAAATCGTTCCGCAGCTACTTTATGACCAAGACTAAATTGAGTGCTACCTGTTTTTTTATTTAACTTAGCAATGTATTCAGTTAAAGCTTTTTTCTCAAGCTTATTCATTTGTATGTATGCTCTAGCCTGATCAGGAGTACCACCCATCTTTGCTACTATTTCATTTACTTTTTTTTCATTTACTTTAGTAACTCTGTCTCTTTTAAATTTTGAAGCTTGTTGCACAGCATCATCTTTTAAACTTATGCCAGTCATATCTGATGCACTGACTTTATTTGATGTAACTGTAGGTTTTAACTTATACGACTTACCAGTTGAGGGGTTGGTCCAATAACGACCACCTTCCATACCTTTTAAAGTACCAAGTATGCCATTACCATTACCATTGCCATTACCATTTTTAATTAACTTCTTTCCCCAATGTTCGTATCCAGATTCCATAAATTTAATAGCCTCTTCCCAACTATCTCCATGAGTAGCTAAGAATTGCTTATTAGCTGACATCCTCTTCCATAGTGGAGATTTAGCTGTATTGAGAACATTCTTTGTTTTTAGTAGTCGTTTGCCTGTATTTACCTCTCCTGCTGGACCTGGGATTGCTAATCCAATTCCCATACCAGCGATGGTTGGGTCAATTTTTAAATGTTTTTCAGCTAACTCAGATCCTTTTTTGATTAAAAGGTCTTCAGTTTTTGAATAGAGTCGTGTAAGAGGATTTCTATTTACATTTGCATCTACAATCTTTAAAGCTGTTCCTATACCTCTAGTTACACCGTTATTTGGTATTCTTTTTACTCCGTCTCTAATTAGATCTCCAAGGCGAGATCCAATCAACCTCTCCTTATTTGTTGCCATAAAAAAAGCCGCCCTTCCGGACGGCTACGAGATATTGCTTTGCGGGTGTATTTATGTGATGTGACTAATAATTAGTCGTTCTCTCAGAGGGTTATGTCCATATGTCTGACGCATCCATCTGAGCCAATGACTGCTACCTTTCCCTTGATTGCACTTTCTGCAGGCGGGTACCAAATTGCTTGTAAGATCCTCTCCACCATTGGTTTTAGCTTTGACGTGATCGAGTGTAAGTTCATTAATTTCATAATTGTTTCCGCAATAAACACATGTACAATTGAAGTGCTCTTTAATAGCTCTTCTCCAGAGCTTTTTAGCGTCTGAATTTGTCATGGTTATTAGGTTGTATAAATAGTGTTTAGGGGTAGGTAGTAGTGGGGTCATCTACGAATTTTTAGTCTGCTTTTACGGTTAATAGATGGAGACTGTGTTCTGCCTCGTGTAGTGCTTCCTTTGTAATGTGCAGCATCTTTGCCGTCACGATTACCGTAAGTACCGAGTTTTCTATTTAGCCTGTTAGCGTTGACTCTTATTCTCAGACCTCTATTTGTTTTTTGATATCTTTTCTGTTGTGAAAGTCTCTTTCTACGAGCTGTTGGGTTACGTCTATAGTAACTAGCTGTGCTTCCTGCCATAAAGTCTACTCTGTACTAGTTCTGGATCTACTTTTGGCATTACGGCTGCAAGCTTAGAGAGTGGATTGCCGTCATATGCAATGCCGCTAATGTCATTAGTTTTAAGCCAATCACAGGCTGCTTTTAAATCTTGGGTAGTTGCTTCGCCACTTTTGACCCGTTTAAGGAACTCAGATGTGACGAGATTATGTAATTCGTTAAATTGGTCTTCAGTGGCTTTCTTCATTACCCTATTTTTACTTTGCTGTTTTTCTTTTTCTTTTTAGCTTCCAGTCTATTCTTTCTTTTTAGATTAGAATCAATTCTATTTTTAAGAGCTGGACTAGGATTTTTGCTGTATTCTCTAGTCATCTCTTCTAGAGCTTTT